GAAGAATACGTTTGGTGAACAGATAGACGAGCCTCAAGATCGTAACGATCATGCGATGAATACACTGAAGTATATGCTGTCGTATCTACCAGAGCCTTCCCAAATCATCGTACCTGCTGATCAACTGCCTCCTGATTGGATGTACTGGCAAGAAATGGATCGCGACGACTATATGGCCGCGATCAACAATCGGTACCAATAGCGTGTGAGTCACACAACGAGGAGATTAAAATGACTACTCCGAAGAAGCCATCGTCGTTTGCGAATGAGCCGAAAGCTGCATCTGTTCCTGGTCGGGAACCGGATGAATTTCTTGACAATGCCGATGTGCCTCCGGGTCATAGTCCAGACACTGCACCTGCCGACGATTTTTTGGACCCGGTACCTGTCGAGAACGTGCATCCCGATCCTGAGCCTGTGGAACAGACGGCGGTGTATAAGTTGCTCTCTGCCGATGCCACGATCGAAGGTGTGAAGTATTCAACGCACTACACTGATCATGGTGGCCATTATGGTCTCTTTACACTGACCGAGAAGCAGGCTGACAAGATCGAAGGTGATGGGTGGAAGCTTGTGGAGGTCGGTGGCGAGGATGACTTTTCCGTTCACCCAGAGGCGGCGAAGGGTGAGAAGAACGAGGATGAGTTTCTACACCCCAAGGCGAAGAAGGTAGGTGTGTGAGTCACACATGCCGTGGATTTCAGACCAAACAATTCAATTGTACCGAGAGATTAACGCGTCGCTCTCTCAGGTAGCGGAGGCCATTATCCAGTTTCCGCGAATACTTAGGCGCATCCAACAGGAGTTGATTGAGATGGCGAAATCTAATGCTCAGGTACTCGATGAGGTGCGTCAGACTCGTGGCTTTGTTGCGAGTTTGGTTGCGTCTCAGGAGGCACTTCGTCAGGCGGTGAAGGACGCACTCGCCAATCATGAGGTGGATCAGGAGGTTTCTGACGAGGTTGACAAGTTGTTCGATGAGGCCAAGGCGGGTGCTACGGCAACTGCTGGAGCCATCGTCGCCAATCCTGGTCCAACTGATCCGCCGGCACCGACACCGCCTGGTGGTTGATCTGATCTAGCAAAGGGAGCCGTTCAATGGACGCGCGCTTACAAGCTGCTAAGGCCATTATTGATTTCGAAGCTAGAAGGGATCGTTTTGGCCATCTTTTGATTTATGCCCTACCGCCGAATGACGGAGGTGGTCATTTTGAGGTAGCTGGCATCAACGAAAGATACAATCCAGATGAATGCGCGCGTCTCATTGAACTTATTCATGAAAAGAAGTTTGATGAGGCAGAGGCTTATGCACAAGAAGTGATTGCGCGGGATACGGACGGTGCTGAAAAGTGGCACGACGATCCAGGTGTGCAGTTCTTTTTGCGTGACTGCATCTTTAACCGTGGTTTGCATGGCGCTGCTCGTATCTTGCAGCGCGCTGTAAGTGTTAAGGACGATGGGATCATTGGTCCTATTAGTCGTAAGGCGATTGATGCTTTTCAACCTGCGGCGCTACTTCTCGCCTTACGAAAATCGCGTGAGGCATACGAACGTACGGTTGTTGGTTATCGTGCGAATTTCTGGAAGGGATTGACCAATCGTTGGAATAATGCCCTTCAGGTTGCGCAGAAATTCGATAAGGGAGGGGCTAAGAATGCGATAGTGTGAAAGAGCATAGCAAACATTCAGGGTCCAATTCGTTGGAGGTAACAATGACGACGCAAGCAACATCAGGATTGTCTCAACAAAATCAGCAACTGATCGCACAGATTGTTTCTATCGCTGGAATGGTGGCAGGTACATTGGGATGGGCGCCGCCCGAAACTATTGCAGGGCTTACGACAAATATTCTTGCAGCGATTGGTCCAATCACAACGGCCGTTGGTTTGATCTGGTCGCTGCTAGCGAGTCGTAAAGCTTCTATTGTTTCTGAAGTGGCTGCAATGCCTGAAGTGAAGACTATTCAACTTGAACGTACAACAGAAGGCAGGGCATTGGAGTCTGTGACGCCTAGCAATGTCGCCGTGACTCCACCGTCGACAGGTGTAGGACCAGGGCACGTGTAATGTTTACTGTATCCATTGGTACTTGGATACAAATTGCATTGGCCTGTATGCGCCTGGCCGAGGCATTCCTCGATCGAGCGCGTACTACAAGGGACATGAAGGCTGGGGCAGATGAAGAAATTGCGAAAGCCGCGATGCGTATCTTGGAGAAATCCAATTACGCAAAGAAAGCACTGGAAGACTTTCGTGCTAATCCTGGCTCCGCTGATGACTTCCTGCGCAGCCTTGAGCCCCGTGACAACTGATAGTTTCTGTTCGACGTATCAGCCGCTCGCTGGTATCAAGGGGGTGGGGTCTCTCAAGGCCCCGCCTGAAATCACTAATAGGTTAGCCACTAACGAGCGGACGTACCTGTGCAATTGCAAGGTACCACCTGATCCGCGCTGTGTGAGTCACACACCATGAGCGACACCAACAATACATCGCTTCAATATGATGACTTGCTCGATTACGATGACGAGCTTACATCGGGACAGCAAGCTAAAGTTGTGAATACGCAGCCTCCGTTTCAGATTTATGAAGGGAGTCGCATCGCTGTTGGCAAGGGTGTCGGCACGATGTGTAAGCGTAAGCTCGATGCTGCTAAAGTGGCGTATGATGCTGTAAATGCAGTAACTGAAGAGATTTTCCGTTACTACAATCATCATCATGGCAAAGTTAACAACACACCGCGTGGCGTTTTCAAGCGTGGAGATGCCACTGAGAACGTCATGTTCAGTAATTTGAATGTGATGCTTCCTGCCGTTTATAGTAAGAACCCAGACATTACGTGTTCGACGACTGACGAAGGTGACGAGGACTTCCTACAAACATTGGAGGCACTGATCAATGCCCTATTCAAGAGGAAGGATGGCCTTAACGCTAAGCCTCGCATCAAGAAGGGCGCAGGCATGGGACTTCTCACGAACTTCGGTATCATCAAGCTTGGATTTACCCAAAAATCCGACTCTCGTGAAGTTGCCATCGCCGAAATGCAGCGCATTACCGACGAGCTTGGTCGAGCTAAAAAGCAACAGGATGTCGATCGACTATACGGTGAATTGGAAGCTCTTGAACGAAACATGGAGGTTCTCGAACCCAGCGGCTTCGGTCTCGGTAACGTTCTGCCGCATAGGCTCACCATTGATCCTCATGCCGAACAACAAGATGGATTGGACGCAGATTGGATGGCTGAGGAGGTGTACTTCTCCACATCCTATCTAACTGCTCGTTTCACGGCGCCTGATGGAGATGATGAAGAGGATGATCCAGACAATACGAATAGGAAACTTATCTATAAGCCGACACATAAGGCTCGGTTCGTTGCAGGAAATGGCGCTGGACGGGACGATGGTCTTGGACTCGTCATGGACTCCATTGACAAAACTGGGAATGAGCCAACATCTTTTACAGAGGACGAACGAACAGCTTATATTAATATGTACTACACCAAATGTTTCTTTTGGTGGGATAAGGCGACGCGACGATTGATGTTGTTTCATTCTGGTGATTGGACGTGGCCGATTTGGGTATGGGATGATCCATTGGGCCTTACGAGGTTCTATCCGTACTTCATTATCTCTTTTGCAATGAGCACTGGTGGCACTGTCAGTGTTGGTGAGACAGCATATATGCTCGATCACCAGGACGAAGTGAATGATATGGCTCGTCAAAAGAGTCGTATTCGTCGCACGATCTTTGATTATTTCTTCTATAACTCATCCAAGTTCAAGAAGGATGAAGTCGAGAAGTTTATTCGTGCCATTCGCGGTGAGACATCCAGAGGCAAACATGCAATCGGTGTCGATGCCGGTGAAATGGCGATCAAAGATGTATTTGAGTCGTTGGCACCTCCTTCGGCTCAATACGAGAAACTGTTCGATAACTCTAGTACGTTGGCGTCCATCAACCGGATCACAAATACTAGTGATGCACTTCGAGGGGTTCAATTTAAGACAAATACGACCGAAGACGCGGTTCAATCATATATGGAGTCGTTGAAGCTTAGTGTTGGTGCTAAGGTCGATGTGATTGAAGATGTTGTCGCTGATCTTGCGTTGTCGGTGGCTGAAATTGCAGTGCAGTTTATGGATGAGGAACAGGTTGCAGGCATCGTGGGGCCCTATTTGGCACAGTTCTGGCAACAGATGACCGTGGATCAATTCCATGCCGAGTATGACATTGAATTGGTTGCAGGTAGCATGGAGAAGCCTACGAGCATATTTAAGAAGAAGGAGGCAATTGACGTTACTACGGCAGTTGGCCAATTTGCGTCGGCAGCGCCAGGATCGACTCTTACGATCATGCTCAAAGTTCTCTCGAAGGCGTTTACTGAAGTCGTCATTAAGCCTGAAGACTGGGCGGCACTTAAGGCGGAAATCCAAGCGAACCTTCAGAGAGGAGTAAGTACCGGAGGGGGTGGGCAACCGCAACCAGGAGGCCAACAGCCTCCAAATGGGCAGGCTGGTGGCATTCAACTGGGTCGGAACGGAGGTGGAGACATTCGGCAGGCAGCCTTACAGTTACCAGATCAGGTCAAACGGAAGGTAATGCAGCTAAAGCAACAGGGTGCATCTGACGACGATATTCGTCAGTTTGTCACCGAACAAGTTCAGTCAAACCAAAACCCCGGAAACGGGCGACAGAGGATGCAACAGAATGGCTCCGCGCAACAGCAACAGCTTCAGTGATGGCGCTAATCAAGACTTGGTTTTTGACAACCTTGGCCTCTCCCAAGAAGATTTGGGGATGGGTGGCGATCAGGGTGATCTTAACGATCCTGGTGATGATGACGATGACTCCTCCTTAGGCGATCAACGAGACGATTTGCAGATTGAAGGCGATGATGATGGCGATGACGCTGATCCATTTGCGTTGCGCGACGAGGAAATGCCGCAAGATCGCCGTGTGACTCACACAGAAGATGGTCGTTCGCGTCAACAGCAGCAGCGTCGCGATCCTCGTCCACTTCCAAAAGAGTCCAAGGTTCGACCAGACAAGAATGGCAATTTGCTCAATGAAAAGGGCGAAATTGTTGCTCGTGCAGGTCGTGAGGCACGATATTATACGAGTCGCGAGAAGGCAAAGAAGGATTTAGTGTCGCGAGATACGCAGCTTCGGGAGACTGCGGGGCGCCTAAATCGTGTTACGGAAGTCGCTAGGCAGCTTAAATCGGCTTATGACGGCTTCAATAGTCAGTTTAAGGCCATCAAGGACATGGGGTTCACTCCTGATGACCAAGTGGCTGCAATGAACCTGTTTGCGCAGATGAGAAAAGACCCAAAAGCGACCTTGACAAAGTTATTGACTCGTGCTGCGGCAAATGGTATAACTATAGATGGTCAATCAGGTCAGCCACAGCAAGCGCAGATCGCAGATGTTGTTAAGGGCCTGTTAGACGAGCAACTGAAACCGTTTAAGGAAAACCTGTCTGCCAATCAAGAACGTGAGAGACTAGCAAATCTCCAACGTCAAGAGGCAGCAGCGGTTGATGCGGAAGTCGTTCAGTTCTTTGAACGTAACCAGGATGCGAAGCCCTACGCTCCTGTGTTTGCCAGGGTGTTACGCGACCCGGCTTTCTCTGGAATGTCTCTAGGTGAAGTTTGGGCACGTATCTTACAAAACCAGTCTAGAGGCGGTCGCCGTCCTCAACTGCGTGATCCCGGTCGTAATGGCCGAACTCTCCGAAATGGTCGGGGAAGTCCTCCAAATGGTCGATCTGCTCCGTTTAACGGCGGGACAGAAATTGCCAATGTGAACGAGTCCTATGACTCGATCATCAATGGCATCCTCGACGAAAACCGTGTGTGAGTCACACAGATAAAGGACGGGATACGCAATGCCAGCTCTTGACACCTTAATCCACTCCATGCTTGAGCGCAGTCGTGCAAAGCTCATCATGGCGTCAGCTATTTCCGGTACCGTGAGTGCCTACTTGCACGCCAAAAAGCGTGTTATTATTGAGGACGGTGGTCCAGACATCACCAATCCTCTCATCGTCGGTTTGAACCCCAACGTTACCTCGATGCAGTACTATGATCAGGTGCCGGTGGATCAGACCAACGAATTCACGACTGTGGTTTATGCCATGAGTCGTGTCGTGGGCACCATGATCATCTCAGATCAGGAAGAGGACGAAAACCAGGGTAGGTCCGTCATCTTCAAAATCCTTAAGGGCAAGATGATGGCCCTTAACGAGTCCATTTCGCGTCAGTTTGCTACTTACCACACCTCTGTCGGTACTGGAACCGATCCAAATGGACTGGGAAACCTCATTCCAGCGGACCCGACGACAGGGACAATCGGTGGCATCAGTCTTGCCACTGAGAGCCAGTGGCGTCCTTCTTCGTACTCGTTTGCCACTACGCTTACTCCTGAGAACATCGAGGAGGCTTTCGATGACATCCTCGAAATTGATCTCAATCGAGGGCAGACTACTGATAGCGAGGCAAAGGAGAAGCCTACGTGCATCTTCGCGGGACGCAATATCTACAGAATGCACAAAGCGGCTGCTCGCGACAAAACTACTATTCAACTTGGCGATACAGGCTTCGGAAAGAAACTCATCAATCTCGGGATCGTTGGCACCACACATAATGGTGTCCCTCTTATGTTCGACGAGAAACTGGCCGCCAACGACTTTTATATGATCAACGACTCCTACATGTCGTTGCACATCCTCCGTGGCGTTAACATGAAGATCAAGCAGTTGGTTGCGCCCTGGAATACTGATGCCGTTGGTCGCCGCGTCGTTTGGGAAGGTCAGTTGTGCTCCTGGCGCAACTATCGTACCCATGCGTATGGTTCGAACACCTAAGGAGTGTGAGTCACATGGCTATTGCTCAACAAATGCCGGGTACTCGTTTGTCGTTCGTTGTCGTCAAACTGGAAGGTACCCTCAGGCGCATGGTTACGTCCTGGACCAAAAAAGACGGTCTAGTGCCTAAGGAAGTGCCTGTCCCTGCTGGAAATCTTGTCTACTTTCCACGTGGGCATGTGCTGCGGTTGTCTGATGAGGCGTTGGTCCATTACGGCTTGAACAAGAAGCCGCGAATGATCAATATGCAGGGTCTCCATGATCCTGAGAGCCCATTGGGCAAAATGTTGGCTGCTCAGGACGATGCTGCTCGTGCCAACGCTTACAATGACCTTGAACAGGCTGTGATGCACTTGGCCATTGCTAAGAGTGGCCCTGTCATCATGCCTGAGATGGTCAAGAAGATGCGTTTCGTGGAGGCGAAGGACTATACCACGAAGGGCAAAGAAGCTGCTTAGTTCCATCAACTCTATATAACTGTCCAACAGAAACAAGGATATAGAACATGGTCGCCCGTGCAAGAACTGCGTTTTTCCGTGGTGTCAACTCGTATGTTCCAGGCATGCAGTATGCTTCGGACATGCAAATTGGCGCTCCGGGTGTTTTCTCTCTCGGAACACCTGCTGTAGAGGCTGCGTCGGCGCTGTCTGCTGCGGCAGGATTGGCGAATGCTTTGGTCACGTACCCACTGAACTTTGAGCTCGACTCTAGGTACGGGCGAGGTGTTCGTGTGGACTTCAGTGGTGTTCCTGGCACCAATGCTGTGATCCGACTACTTGGCGAGGACTACCTTGGTCAGCCAATTACCAAGGACTTTACGGGTGCTGCGGCGGCGACTACAACGACAGCGAGTGGTGTTGTTGCGTGGAAACGCATTACTGCTGCACGTGTTACACTTGTAGCTTCCAACGCGGTTCAAATCCAAATCGGCACCTTGAAGCCATTGGGATTGCCTTATAAGTCTGAAGTGATGTGGTCAAGAGAAAACAACGTTCCACTCTTGACTGCTGCGGCTCAGGCTGGAGCAGTATGGACCCTTCCTGTTCTTACTGACCCTGCAACACTTGCTACGGGAGACCCGCGTGGTACTTATACTCCTGTGGCTACCTTAAATGGCGTTTTGGAGATCATCGTTGCACTTGACGGTGACAACTCCGTGAACGCAGCAAACAACGGCGGTCTGCACGGCATTCGTCACTTTAGCGTTTAGGCCGTGTGAGTCACACAAGGGGCTGCTCCTATGTCAGCAACTCTCCGAGTAATTGTCGACGAGTCCGAACAGTTGATCGGAGAAGTTGCTGGCGTGGGGGTGCAGCAGTACAGTGAAGATGTGTTGTTTCGTCACGCCATTCGCGGCTTCGACATGCTCTTCAAGAAGTATCACTGGCCTAACTATCGCAAATGGCAGACCGTGACGCTTAATGGATCGACAGGCATCATTACTACAGATGCCTTTCAAGGCGTTAGGGACTTCGAAGACTTCATGAGTGTGCATAGAACAGGTGAGACACAGCCTCTTCCAGTCCTTCCAAAGGGCCGTCCTCCTGGCACAGTTACAGGATCGAGGGCACTTTATTGGACCAGTATGCACGTTACAGATGCCAACTATGTCAATCGTAAGCTTCAATTCTATCCTATAGGTGCCGTGGGGACGCTTGACATTCAAGCACGCATCTATCCCATTGTGTCTCCTGCGACTGATTGGGATTGGGAAGACGTGATGTATCTCGATAAGAGTCTGTTAGTTTACGCGACTAGCTTCATGGCGCTTGTTGTCAACGCACTCAATCCAGAGGCGGCAAATACATGCAAAGGACTAATGCAGACGCAGTACGATAACATTACTAACGGCCTCGCTGATACGCCGATTGCGATTGAGCACAGTAATAGTGTTCCTGATCAGTGGTACGTTCAACCATGAGTGCCAAACTCTTCTCAGTAGACTTTCGGGCTGGTGCCAAGCAGAACCTTGTGCCGTTGACCATTCGTGGCTTCGGAGGAGGCTTAAATGCCGTCGATAACGACATTGAGATGGACCCCCGCTTCCAAAAGGTCCTTGACAATCTTAGGCGCACGCCAAAGGGTTCGCAGGTTATACGCTTTGGGTCCAACTGGTTCTCCGATGTCAAAAGTGTCTCCGATAGTCCAATCGTTGACGAGGTATTCTTTTCCAACGCCGTCATCTCCCCTCTCGAAAATGGTAATGTGGTTGCTACAGACATTAGCGGTGTCGATACTATTATCTGGAGTAGTGCTATTGCTGCTGCTCTGTTGGGTAGTCCTGCTGGTTGGACTCCCGGCGTGGATAGTGTGGACTTTGTACCGTTTAAGAACAAGCTTGTAGTTCATAATGGCATAGATAAACCAATCTTCTTCACTGCGGGTTTGGTTGGTAATTATCTACAAGATGAGGCAACAGGAAGCAATGTCAACGTTCCAATTGGTAAATATGGGTGTGTTGTTGGAAACTATCACTGCGTGGCTGGCATCCCAGCTGCGCCTACGACTATCTACATCACAGCTAAAGGAACAATCGGAACTTTTCCTGGTGATCCTCCACCTAACGATGCTATTAGTATTGATGTTGGTGCTTATGCACCTGAAGGAGCGCCTGAAATTAGAGGCATCGCCGGCTTCCGAACATTCCTTATCGTCTTCTTCGAAAAGCAATCCCTCCTGATCAAATTGGGCGTATATGACACAGACACACCAGCGAACCATACGCCGAGTTTCGATGATACGATGCCGGCATTTGGTCTACTCGGACATCGTTGCATCGTCCCAGTTGGTACAGACTTGTTGTTTGCAGGGCCATCAGGTGTTGCAAGTGCCAAGCGCAATCTACTATCCGGACTCATCGACAGTACTCCGGTTAGTAGCTCTATCGAACCCGAGTACAGGCGACAAATTGGCACGTTAAGCGACTCGCAGTTGTTGAAGTCGTGCTTTATGGTATTCGATGAGATTGCACATGAAACGACACTTCACCTACCTAACGGCGATGGTTTCATCCGGTGTTACAATGAACAATTGCGCTATGACAGCTGGGGCACTTTTTCTGGACCATCGTATAGGTCGGGTTGCGTTTCCTCTAAAGGGCGCCGCTTCTTTTCGCTCGGTACACGGCTATTTGCTGGTGGAAATTCTGTGTTTACGGGAGAAAATTACTACGCGGATCGTTTAAATGATCGTGATGCTGATTGGACTCCTGGTACGCCTTATCTGACAGGTGCCATTATTCATGACCAGATAGAAGATACTAGTTTCCTCGCGATTGCCGATAATACAAGTGGTGCTGTTTCGTTTGCTCAGGATCGCATCGATCAAGCGTTGAGCCCAAAATGGGAAGAGTATTTAGGCGATGCCATTACCATTGATCTTGAAATGCCATGGCTTGATGGTAAGGACCCAATGCAGCTAAAGGCCAATCGATACGTTGCATTGGCTACCAAAGGAACTGCGACCTTTACGCTATCGGTATGGGTAGACAATCTGTTCAAGGACGAAGATGGTGTGCTTCTTCATCCTCCTGCACTCGCATTGGAGTTTATCGGCAATGACGGACCTGGTTTTGGTTTTGATACTGAGCCTTACGGTGGCGGTCGTCGATCTAATGATCCTAGGCTCATGCGCTTTCCTGTTAACTTCAAATCAATCAAGCCCAAGATTACCGCCTCAACGAGGAAGCCCCTAGAGATCATTAACATCTCTTTCCTCTTCCAACGTGGCAAGTTTGGACGATAGGTGTGTGAGTCACACAGATGACTGATTTCACCGCTCACTTTCGCTTCCCAATCCCTGATTTTACGCAGGAGCCTTGGCATGCCGAGCTTCAAAGCTTTCTTCGCGCAGTGGATACAGCCATTTATCAAGCCGTCCTTATTCAAAACGTTGGCAATTGGGCCAATTCCACTGTTTATTCCATTGGATCGATTGTTATCGATAGCGCAACTGGTCTTATGTGGACTTGTGCTGTTGCAAATACTTCATCGACTGCGCCGACGACTTTCGCTCAGGAGAGGGTGGCTCATCCAACCTTCTGGAATGCAACAGCAAATATTCCACAGCAACGGGGAGCTTGGACGACTGCTACTTCTTACATTCCTGGTGACTTTGTTGTTGACACTAATCGTTATGCCGTTTGTCTCGTTGCTCATGTTTCCGGAGTATTCAATACGGACTTGGCGGCTGGTCGGTGGGTTGTATTAGTTGATCTATCGGCTTTAGGTGTTGGCATCAATGCTACCGTTGAAGCCACTCTCGCATCGGCAGCTACGACTAATATAGGTGCAACGCCGGCAACACGTATCAATATAACAGGAGTGACTGGTATTACAAGTTTTGGTGTTGTTGCGAACACATATAAAATCCTGCGTTTTTCTGCAGCACTCACAATTACTGGTTCGGCTGCCATTACCTTGATTGGTGGTGGTCCTCGCGTAACAGCCGTCAATGACATAATGTGGGTGTCGTCAGATGGCGTAGGCAATTGGCGTGAATTGATGTACACGCCTGCGTCTGGACTACCGTTGACAATTCCTGATGCGACTACAGCAGCGAAAGGAGTCATTGAGCTAGCGACACAAGGCGAAGTTGATCTAGGTGTTGACACTGTTCGTGCCGTAGTTCCTGCAACACTCAAGACGCGACTCGATGCACTGACAACCACAATCTTGCTTACCATTCGAGATGGAGTATCCGGAACACTTGATACCTTAGCTGAAATTGCAACAGCGATTGGTTTCTTGGCACCAAAAGCCAATCCGACATTTACTGGTGGCGCAAACTTCGATACTATAGGAGCCAATGGCATTACCGTAGCGAGCCTTACTGTATCTGGCGGTTCAACATTTCCTGCTGGTGATGTTGGTTTGGCGGAGTTAATTGGTGAAGCAAAGCCGTTTCTCAACATGCTCTTTGCGCAAGACCTTAAGTCTACTAATACTTTTGGTCAGGCACTAACGGCAAATGCGTTTACCAAAAGAAACCTGGGCATAACGGTTAATAATATTGGCGCTACAATTGTTTCGGATGTAGTAACGTTACCTGCGGGTACATATTGGGTAGATGGATGGACAACAGTTGGTGCCAATATCGATGTGGGGGCTGGCGGTACAACAGCGGCGCGACTTGCTGTCCGTTTGAGGAATACTACTGGTGGGTTAACGCTCTTGGTGGGTCAAGGGGATAACATTAATGGTTCGGACTCAGGTGTGGGAGGTGCTGACCTTATGAATAAACAGTTTTACTTCAGAGGCATAATTACTGTTGCTGCTGCTCAGGCGCTTGAGTTGCAGGTATTCGTATCGTCGTTGACAAACGTTACTGTGGATGGTGGTAGAGCAGCAAATACAGGTGACTCTGAAATCTATAGTGAAGTTCTATTCCTCAAGATCGGTTAGTGTGAGTCACACAAAATGACGACGACGTTTACCACACACTTTCGATTTGGCCTGCCAGATTTCCTTTCTGGCCCGTGGCACGCTGACTGGTATGCCCTCGTCATCAAGATGGACGAGCTTCTATTTGATACGCTTCTTACAACAATAACGACTGTGTGGGCCAATTCAACTGCGTATCTTCCTGGTAACTTTGTTGTCAGTCCTGAAGATGGCACGTTCTGGACCTGTAACGTTGCACATACTAGTGCTGCATCACCTACGTTGTTCTCTGCGGATCGTGTAGCGCATCCTACGTTCTGGACTGCATTTGGCATTGGCACTGATCTTACCGCAATTGAGGCATTAGCAACCTTTGGCATTGCTGTTCGTACTGCGGACGGTGTATGGGCGACTCGTACACTTGTGCCTCCCGTTGCAGGGCTCACGATTACCAATCCCGCTGGGATTTCTGGTAATATCACTCTTACATTGGCGAATGACTTAGCGACGCTTGAGGCGCTTGCATCTACTGGGTTTCCTGCACGTACTGCAACAGATACATGGGCGCTACGTACTTGGCAGGCTCCTGCGGCTGGTATCCTCATTACTAATCCAGCAGGTATCGCAGGCGATCCGGCTATTGCACTCGCTAATGATCTTTCAGCGGTGGAAGGACTAGCATCAACTGGACTTGCTGTGCGAACTGCGGTTGACACATGGGCCGTCCGTACAATGCAGGCGCCGGCAGCCGGCTTCTCCATTACCAATCCAGCCGGTATTGCAGGTGATCCAACATTTGTGTTGACGAATGACTTAGGAGCAATCGAGGCGCTCAACGCCAATGCGATACTTGTACGAACTGGAACTGATACATGGGCAGTACGTACAATCACAGGACCTGCTGCGGGAATTACTGTATCTAACGGTAGCGGTGTTAGTGGCAATCCGACATTAGCCCTGGCAAATGATCTTGCTGCGTTAGAGGCACTAGCTTCTAGCGGTTTCGCAGAGCGTACTGGCACCGATACATGGCAAATAACGGGATTTACTGGTACTGGCAACGTTGTTCGAGATACATCCCCAACACTTGTAACTCCTGCACTCGGTACTCCTTCCAGTGGTTCTCTTTTAAACACTAATGGGTATCCTGAGAGTATTGTGATTGCGGTTGGTGATGAGACAACGCCAGTAACAGCAACTACTGGAAAAGTTACGTTTCGTATGCCTTACGCTTTTACTTTAACTGGTGTTCGGGCCTCGCTGACTACCGCACAGACATCAGGCAGCATCTTTACGGTTGACATCAATGAGTCGGGTACAACAGTCATCAGTACTAAACTGACAATCGATAACACAGAGAAAACCAGCACAACTGCCGCAACTCCTGCCGTTATCAGTGACTCGTCGCTTGCAGATGATGCCGAAATTACAATCGATGTCGATCAAATTGGGGATGGTACTGCTAAAGGTCTCAAGGTTACATTGTTAGGACGCCGCTAATGGACTTCGTTGCTGCAAAACCTGCAATCATTATTCCGGTTTCTAGGGAGTTACTTGTACCGGATCGTAAGCTTATTGTGCCTGCAATCAGTTTCATTTCGTCCGGTAGATTTGGTGGCGCGGCGGCATTTGGCTCTACGTTTATCGGTAGTGCTGTTGATGCTGTGCAGCGCGCCACCTATACGTTTACAAGTCAAGGCATTGGTGCTGCGGATGCTACACGACGTGTGATTGTTGGTATTGGTGTTGGCCTGAATACAGGTGGTGCTACAGTCAACTCTGTCACAATTGGTGGAGTTGCTGCTACTGTTCATGCGGCGGCGGGCGCCAATCAACACAGCACAGCTTTTGCATCGTTACTGGTTCCTACTGGTACAACGGCCACTATCGTCATCAATGGTAATTGGGGTGCCTCTAATCAATTCACTTGTGGCATTGGCATTTATCGACAGGTCAGTGAGAGCGTCGCCTCGCCAAACGCAACTATGACTGACAACATTCCATCGGGCAGTACTTATAACGGCACCATTAATATTCCATCCGGCGGCGCC